GACCAGTTCTTTTTGGAGTTCCTATTTCACCATAGTTTAATTTCTCTGTAACTTTAGCAGGTAAATCTTTTTGCGTGACTATAGCCTGACCTCTTTTCTTTTCTTTTTCAAGAGCAGATCTCATGAGAACTCTATCTATTGCACTATCACTTCTGCCTCTGCCTTCTAGTATCAGAAGATTTCTTCTTGCTTGTGGTAAGTCTAAAAACTCTCTAACATTAATTTGCTGCATTCTTTCACTTACATCTTGAGTTCTGTTGGCAGGTAAGCCATCTAAAAAATATCCAAAAGCTTCTCTTTGAGTTGGATCGTTGATCATCTCTCTTCCAAAAGTTTCATGAACTGCTCTTGGATTATTCGCTACATCAAAATCTAAACCATCTTGAGGTTTTCTAAATCTAGAAGTAAATCTTCTATATCCTTTACCTATGACATCTCTCATCAAGAAAGCTGCAGTACCACCAATAGCAGCACCTCCTAACCAATATGGCAAAGTACCAGCAGACATCAAAGGCACACCGATACCATGAACAATAGTTCCAGGCACATCTCTTTCCTCTACGGCTTGATTAAATAATCTTATCTCATCATCTGCATATTGCATTGCTCTTGCTTCACCAATACCTGGTAGCATGTCTTTAGCTATTTCATTTAATAATTTTAATCCGTCATTACCAAAACCTTTAAGAGCTATGATCTCTCTTTCAGTCAACTTACGTTGTAAGATCGCGCCTGGCGGTGGCAGGTCGTTGAGTGTTATTTGGTCTGCGACTTGCTCCACACCTTGTTTAGGAGGGATGTAACCGTCATCAGGTATTTTTGGTAATTGATCTATCATCTTGAATAATCTCTCTTTGCTCTGTTTCTAAATAATCTGTTAACGTTTTGATTTGCTTTTTTAATCATTGAAATAACTTCTGTTCTTGGGACTCCTTGTTTTCTAAGTTTGTTACCTTTTTCAACAATTTTGTTTTGCATTTCTATTTTGTTAAAACCTCCCCTTGCACCTTTAAGATACATCTCTGCTTGAGACATAAACATTTTTTTTGTGTAAGGTTTTTTAGGTGGTACTTTAGTCAAAATAATACCTCGGTCTTTCTCTTCTGTTACTAGGTTCATCTTTTTCATCAGAAAACAAACTGACGAAATTACCCTTTCTGTATCTTAACACAGCTTGTGTGGTGCTGTCCACGTAGTCGTCATTCTCTCCATACGGAAAAGCTGCACATTCTTCAATAACTTCTTCAGCCCATCTCTCATCAACAGGATAAAATACTTGTCCAGATTCAAATAATGGTGCACACGCATGAGCTCTTGTAATTTTATCTTTACCTTTTACAGGAACAAAATCCACAACTGGGACTCCCATTTTTCTCATTTCCTGTATCAGTGGTTCTCCTGTAGCTTTCTTCTCCACGATCACCGTTTCTGGGTCCCAGTATTTATATTGATCGAAAGCAACCATCTTTAGTTCTGGAAAATCATATCGACCTCGTAATGCATCTAATAATATCAATGCAGGTTTTTCATCCTCGAATGGTGTGAACACACCCCATGTCGTAATAGCAGAATAGTCAGCAGTTTCTTTTTTAGAAAAAGCAGTATCATAAGATTGTATTACGTGCTTAAGTTCTGGTAATCTAGCTTCCTCCCAAGGCTGCCACCATTCACGTTTGAGTATGGCACCTTCTTCTGCAGTTGGATTCTGCATGTACTGCGCATTCCA